CACCTTTGGTGTGAAAACTCCCCCTGTTCTATCACCATAAATGGTGGCAACTGATTGCATAACAGTTGTCGTAGACAAGTAAGTCACTGTTTATGCTCATACTTTGTATGGTATGGTGGATGTAGGCATCAATTCTGTTCTCACCGCAGCCCTGCAAGGCATTATACATGGCCATGCGGGTGTTGAGGAGGGGGTGGGCAGGGGCCACTGGGGGGGTGTACGTTAGTATACATGTACCCCTACACAGATCAGGAAAATGTTACTGTTAACCACTATACACATATGGTGTAGTGCATATATACTGGACCTATCACGGTGACTAAACTGGCTATATAACAGTGTTGGTAGGCTCACTATAGTGTTACACTTATGTAACCTATATCACAATGTATGCATCACTGTACGATTAGGGGTTGACATGTATATTAGAATGTGTAAAACTATACTTGTTGGGTTGGGTCACTTACAGTGATACATGTACAGTATTACATATACATGTTATATATACTTACTATATATTATACTTAACTATATTAACATATAAGTACACATGTACAGTGACTACACTTACATGTAGTAATCCGTAAATGATTATTGCCGTTAGGCGAGAGAATTTACATCCGTAATAAAATAAGTATTGACAATGGCCAAGAAATCAGTAAAACTATATACAGACAATGTTTTAGAAGAGTTCTATAAACACGTACTAAATGGTAACTTAGATAAGTTGCATATTCCCCATAGTGATGTATTCTATGTAAAGACTGCAGTGGATGCCCACTACGGTAAATCGTTTACGTTGAAGCACGTGGAGTGGGCTATGCGTATGGAGGGATGGACAGATGGCCATTGACTATCGTGGAGAAACATTTGCAGGTTACAACAAGCCCAAGCGTACTCCCAAGCACCCTAAAAAATCACACGCCGTACTTGCCAAAGAAGGTACAACCATTAAGCTCATCCGCTTCGGTGAACAGGGAGCCTCAACGGCAGGCAAACCAAAGTCCGGTGAATCAGACAAAATGAAAAAGAAACGTGCCTCATTCAAAGCACGACATGGAAAGAACATAGCCCGTGGTAAGCTGAGTGCTGCGTACTGGGCAGATAAAGTAAAATGGTAAAAGGGAACTACTGACATGGGCATGACTTCACTAGCACGTAAACTAGCAGCTGCATCACGTAAAGCCAAGAAGGCAGCGGAGGCAGCAGAAAAAGCTGCACAGAAGAATCTTGGAGGTAAGGGAGTTACTCGTGGTAAACCCAAGGACACTCCTGAAGCTGCAGAGGCAGACCGAAAGGGTGCAGCCACTCGTGCCAAAGAACGTACTCGCCAAGAGAACGTGCGTAATACACAATCTACGAGTAGCATTAATAAAAACCGTAACGTATCTAAGGCTGACATTATGGCGGCTAACACTGCCGCTATGCTAAGCTCTATGGAAAAACGTATTGACGGTATGGACAGTGGCCTTCGTAAAAAAATGATGAAAGACCTTTTGTCTGCACAGAAGCTTAAATTTAAAAAAGAACAATCTGCAGAGGTAGACACAATGACACGTAAGCAACAGCAGTCTGCAAGTGATCGCAAGAAGTTTAAAGGCTATACACCTAAGTCACCATTTGCTAAAGGTGGCATGGCTAAGATGTCATACAACAAAGGTGGCTATGTAAATTGCGGTGCCTCAATGCCAGCTACACAGGGAAAGAAGTAATTGTCTGCGGAAGCGTACAGTACAGAAACAAAGGCAGTAACGATAGCGTCTACTACGGCAGATGCTAACGCTACCCTTGTATACGTATGCCCTCCAAACCACGATGCAACAGTTGACCTTCTTCACATTGCCAATAATAATAACTCAACTAAAAAAGTATACATTCAGATATATCATGCCGACAGTACTTCGTATCACTACATAGTAAAGAACCATAGTATCGCAGGCAATAGCGCAGAGAATATTTTTAATGCCAGTGTACTGCACCTACATGCAGGAGATAAAATCTTGATGTACGGTGAGACTGCCAACACAATAGAGGGTTTACTTTCCTGTAAGCAATTCTTCAACCCTGCACGTTAGTGCATAACGGGGTTGCATTATTGTCTGTAGTGTGGTATAACTAACTATGTTATAACTATCTCTAGTAAGGATGTTCCTTACCTATAATGGAGATAGAAATATGTTTAAGAAAATAGCAAAAGCTTTTATTGCGTACCAGCAAACTCGTGCAGACTTCTGGGTGCTAAATAATATGACAGAAGATCAGTTAAAAGATATAGGTATAACTCGTGGCGAAATCAAGCAAAGGTTCTACAGTTAATGCGGCAGGTAACTACACTAAGCCTACCATGCGCAAACGTCTTGTTGCATCCATAAAGGCTGGCACCAAAGGTGGTAGGGCAGGCCAGTGGAGTGCCCGTAAGGCACAGATGGTGGCAAAGCAATACAAAGCTAATGGTGGAGGTTACACGTAATGGCAGCTGGAATGAAGCATTACTTCAAGGACGGTACGGAGCATAAAGGTGGAACCCACAAAACCAAGGGTAAGTTAATGTCAGGTGCAAAGCATACTGCATCTAGCAAGAACCTATTCCACGTGAATGAACTGTCAGCTACAGCTAAGAAGAAGGCCAAGAAGTAATGGCCCTTTCTAAATCCCAAAAGAGTTTAAATAAATGGACAAAGCAAAATTGGAGAACCAAGAGTGGTAATCCTTCGACACAAGGTAGTAAGGCTACAGGCGAACGCTATTTACCTGCAGGTGCGATTAAAGCTATGTCTAGCTCTGAGTATGCAAAAAGTTCAGCAAAGAAAAGAAAAGATACGGCTGCAGGTAAACAGTTTTCTAAACAACCTAAAGCTGCAGCTAAAACTTCCAAGCGTTTCAGGAGGGTCTGATGACATCCTTTGAAGAGGCAGACAAAGACTGTAATGGCGCTATTGAAAAAGCAGAGTGGGACGCTTTGTTACTAGACGATAAACGTAGGCGGATAGAAGATGAAGATGCCCACAGAGACCAGACTAGAAAAATGGCTTGGTTCGCTTTATGGGGAATGCTTCTTTATCCTTTTGGTGTTGTGTTCACAGGTGCAATCGGCCTTGACGAAGCTTCATCAATTATTGGCAGCATGGCCAGCATTTACTTTGTGTCTGTTGCTGGTGTTGTATCTGTCTTTATGGGTGTAACTAATTTAGCTAAGAAAGGACCGAATAAATGATTGGTCAACTTTTGGGTGCAGTAGGTAATCTTGCTAGTACTTACCTTGATGGTAAGGTTGCAGTGCAAAAAGCCAATGCAGAAATTCGGGTCAAGCAAGCTACAGGCGAGATTGATTGGGACATTGAGGCCATCAAGGCTACACAGAATAGTTGGAAAGATGAGTGGATTACTTTATTGTTTAGTATTCCGCTCATTCTTGCATTCTGTGGTGAGTGGGGTAATGATATTGTGCAGGCAGGTTTTGCCGCACTTGAGACTATGCCTACGTGGTATCAGTATTCTTTAGGTGGCATTGTAAGTGCCAGCATAGGAATGCGATCAGTATCTAAGTTTTTTACAGGAAAGAAATAATATGGCTATGAGACCAAAGGCACGTCCAACAAATCTTGGTAAAGTAGATGGAACACCAGCAGCGGTAACACGATTTATTACATCTAACGGTATTGCTGCAGCTAAAAAGAAATACAAACCAGCTTCTATTACTGCTGCACAAAAGGTAACTAAGAATAAAGTTAAAGCACCTACAACTTCGCTGCGTCCAAAGGCTCGTCCTAAAAGCAACGTAGGCCCGTCAGGTGTATCCTCTCGTGGCTTTACAAAGTTAGGGACATAATAACAATGGCATTTAAACTATCCAATCGTAGCCTCGGTAAACTAGAGGGCGTTCACCCTGACATGGTAGCTACTGTAAAGCGAGCTATCGAACTAACTAAAGTAGACTTTGGTGTAACCTTTGGTGTTCGTACTCTGGAAGAGCAGAAGAAACTGTATGCCGCTGGTCGGTCTCAGACTATGAACTCTAAGCACTTGATTCAAGATAGTGGCTTTTCCCATGCAGTGGACCTCGTAGCTTATGATGGCCCTAATGTTGTTTGGGAACTAAATGTATATGACGACATTGCAGATGCTATGTCTGAAGCGGCCAATGAAGTAGGTTGTGATATTAAGTGGGGAGCAGCTTGGTCCGTTGGAAACATTGCTGCCTACGTAGGTACTATGGAAGATGCAATGAATGAATACATTGATCTTCGTCGCAGCCAAGGTCGTCGCCCATTTATTGACGGACCTCATTTTGAACTAATGTAAAGCAAGGAATTAATTACAATGCCAGCAGGTAACTCCCCAGCAAGACCAAAGAATCGTGATCAGAAAAAGGCTATGACTGCTAAGAAGAGTATTGAAAGACTACAAACAAAACTTCTTACTCAGCTAATGAACGATGAAATTACACCCAGTGCCTACAAACGTGCCATGCAACAGGTGGCACCTGCTCGTACTGCATCAATAAAAAAAGGTGCAGTTGAACCTATCATGCAAAAAGGAGACAGAATGGGTGCCAGAAAAACTCTGGCTACTAACTCATCACGCCGAACAGGTCGTAAGAATAAATAAGGAATATTATTGTGGCACGTGAATTAACAGAACGCCAACAAAAGTTTTTAGCGGTCCTGATGGATGAGGCAGGTGGAGATATTTCCACAGCTAAAATCATGGCGGGTTATTCAGCTAACACTACTAACACAGAAATTACTAATAGTCTTAAAGAAGAGATCATTGATGTAACACACAGTTACCTAGCACGTAATGTACCCAAGGCAGCTATGGCTATGGTCAGTGCTCTATATGATCCTACTGAGCTAGGTATTCGTGATAAGATGGCGGCAGCTAAAGAACTACTTGATCGTACTGGCTTGGTTAAAACTGAGAAGGTACAAGTAGAATCTAAGGGTGGTGTCATGTTGATGCCAGCTAAACTTGCACAGGAAGAAGATGACTAAAGCTGTAGGTACATGGAAACTTCCTCAACCAACCGATCTTAAAGAAGACGATGAGTGGGTTCCTATTCCACGTGTAGCAAGAACTATTCCTTTTGGGTACGAATTAGACCCAGAAGACAACGGAATACTCTTGCCAATTAGCCACGAACTTGATATGCTTACACAAGCGCAGAAATACTTGAAACAGTATTCGTATCGTGAAGTGGCGAATTGGTTGGCCAGAAATACTGGCAGAGACATATCGCACGTAGGACTAAAGAAACGGTTGGATAATGAGCGACAAAGAAAAAACAAAGCTGGAAGCCTTCGCAGATGGGCAGACTATGCCAAAAAGGCAATCGCCAAGGCGGAAGAAATCGAGCGCACAAGGCTCGGTGCAAAGCAAAGCAAAGACCAAGAAGGTTCCGAAGAAGCAGCCTGAAGCCCCCAAGATTGTATATGAAGAGTTAGCTCCAGTAGAAGAGCAACACA